TGGGATGATAGCATGATTTCCGGCCTTGTGGAGCCTAGGCGGGAACCCTGCACCGTGGAACTCCGCTTTGACGGGATGATTACCACGGCCACGCTGAAACGGGGCGGGCGGGACGTAAAGACCGCAGAAGCCCGGTGCAATCCGAAGGATACCTACAGCAGAGCGGAGGGCGCAAGGGTCGCCGTTGATCGGCTGTTTGAGAAGAAGCGCAAGGAGGACAAGCCAAAGGAGAGAGCAAGCCGAAGATCGGGGACAAGTTCGTTGTCACGGTAAAGGGCGGTAAGTTTGACCACGGTTTCGGCATCGGTGACATTGTTACGCTGGTACGTATCCAGCAGGACGGATGTTTCGGCTTGGTTGACAAGAGCGGCTTCATACAAGTACTTCATCCGAGTGAGGTTCGCCCCTACAAGGAGAAATCCAAATGATGCCAAGATGAAGGGAGATTGAAAGTGATGAAAAAGCGGCTTGCAAAGAAGCGCGCAAAGGCATTTCTGGAAGGCCGGATGGCGTACCCAAAAATTGGGGATACGTTCCTCTATAGCACCGATGGTGACTACTGCGTAAAGGTGGTTGCCGTGATGCCGGAACCTGTTCGGCGGGAGGTTTACGCCTACGCCCGCCGGGCTGGGTGGGATGGCAACCACTGGGACGCGCCGGATGTGCTGAGCACTTTGTATCCGGATGAGGTGGCAAAATGATGCCGAACGAGGTTGCCCAGCTTCGCACCATGGCGGAGATGAACCGCCGCTTGCGCCGGGAAAATGAGCATCTGCGGGAATCCCTTTTGATGGGATCGAAGGAAAGCAAGGCGTTTGACGATGAGAACGTGGAGCTTTTCGACGTAGTCCATAAAAACCACGACAGGAGGTGAACGATATGGCAAGCAGGAATAAACCCATGGATGCCCGGTGGGAGCCGGTGCCGGAGAACCGGAAGCCATTTAATATCAAGGAATGTGTTTTCCGTGTGCTTCCCTATGCGGGGCTGAATCTGGTGCTTTTCTGGTGGCAACAGGCCGGTTTGCTGGCAGACAAGGCGGCAGTTCCCGCAATGTGGGTGTGCGCTATCCTGATGGGTGCCGGTATCGGGCGTTGCATCAGAGGGCGATAAAAAGCCGCCCCCGATGTTACAGCACCGGGGACGGCAAGCGATATAAAAATCTCTTCCATTTACACAGTATATCAAATAAAGAAAGGAAAGTCAATGGACGTTTTTGATAGCATAGAGCCGTGGCGACAGGCTGAACAGTTGGCGGCGGATGCCGACTTTCGGGAAGCGGCACTCCCGAAGTGTGCTAGGTGCGGATATCCCATCACAGACAGCAAACTGGTATATATCCCGGCGCATGATGAGTTCTACTGCCTGGATTGCATCGATTCCATGACGGAGTTCAACGAGGAAGCGGAGGTGGAGGAATGATACGGAAAATTCCAACCGCGACCATGAGCAAAGAGGAATGGACAGCGCTGCGCGCTACCACCATTGGTGGTTCGGATACCGCCGCCATTCTTGGGCTGAACCCCTACAAGTCACCGTATGCCCTGTGGGCGGAGAAAACCGGGAAGGTCATCCCGGAGGATATTTCCCAGAAAGAGGCGGTACGGCTTGGCACGGACTTGGAGGACTATGTTGCACACCGATTCATGGAAGCAACTGGGAAAAAGGTGCGCCGGGAGAACTACACCGTGTTCCGAGACGATATGCCCTACGCCCACGCCAACTACGACCGGCTGGTCATCGGTGAACGGGCAGGATTAGAGATCAAGACCACGAACGCGCTCCACTTGAGCAAATTCAAGAACGGCGAGTTCCCGGCTACTTACTACGCGCAATGCTGCCATTACCTTCTTGTGTCCGGCCTTGATCGCTGGTATCTGGCGGTTCTGGTTCTGGGCATTGACTTCAAGGTGTTCGTCATCGAGCGGGACGAGGCAGAGCTGGAAGCCCTGAAAGAGGCGGAGGAAAGCTTCTGGGAGAACGTTCAGAGCGAAACGCCCCCGGCCATTGACGGCATGGATTCCACCATTGACGCCCTGAACGCAGAGTTCCCGGCCAGCGATCCGGACAGCGAAATGGATTTGACCGGCTGTGCCGTTGATCTGGCGATCATGGACGAATGCGGGCAGCAGATCAGGGCGCTGGAAGAAAAGAAAGCCGCCGCTCAGGCGCGTATCATGGAGGCCATGGGAACCGCCGAGCGGGGCGGATACGGGAGCTACAGCGTCACATGGAAAACGCAGAAACGCTCCACGTTCGACAGAAAGAAGTGGGAGAAAGACCACGGGGAAATCCCACAGGACTATTTCAAATCTTCGGAAAGCAGAACTTTCCGGTTCAAAAAGGAGAATATTTAATGGCAAACGTGATTCAGAATGCCGCCGCTTCTACTCAGGCGGTAGCGAAAAAGAAAAACCCCAGCAGCATTCAGGACTACATTGAGGTGATGAAACCCGCCATTCAGGCGGCGCTGCCCAGCGTGATGACCCCGGAGCGGTTCAGCCGCATTACCTTGTCGGCACTGAGCGCCAACCCGAAGCTCAAGGAATGCACCCCTCAGTCTTTCCTTGGCGCTATGATGACCGCCGCCCAGTTGGGCTTGGAGCCGAATACCCCTCTTGGGCAGGCTTACCTGATTCCTTTCCGCAACCACGGACGGATGGAGTGCCAGTTCCAGCTTGGCTATAAGGGCTTGATCGACTTGGCGTACCGCTCTGGCGAAGTCTCCATTATCCAGGCGCACACCGTGTACGAAAATGACGATTTCCAATATGAGCTTGGCCTTGACCCCACACTTCGGCACGTCCCTGCCAGAAGTAACCGTGGAAAGCCTATTTTTTACTATGCAATTTTCAAAACAAAAACTGGTGGATATGGCTTCCAGGTGATGAGCATTGAAGATGTAAACACCCATGCCAAGCAGTATTCCAAAAGCTACAGCAACGGCCCGTGGCAGACCAATTTTGACGAAATGGCGAAGAAAACCGTGCTGAAAAATGTGCTGAAATACGCCCCCTTAAAGTCCGATTTTGCAAGAGGCATCGCTCAGGACAACACTATCAAGACAGAAATTGCCGCCGACATGGCAGAAATCCCCGATGTGACGGACTACATTGATGTGGATGCAGAGACCGGCGAAGTCATCCCTCAGGAGGTAGCAGAGAATGCTTAACACCATCACCATTATTTGCCTAGATAAAAATCAAAATTAGGAGGAATAAACCATGAGCAAAGATTGCCGTGAATGCGAATACTTTGACGGCTATGACGATGAAGACGGCACCCCATATTGCGATTGCGACGGGGGATATGAATTGTGCCCGTTCAATAATTCGTCTGGTTCAAAAAATAATGGCTTCAAAATTGAGATCGACACCAAATTTTTAAGCGATTACATCCGGCACACGATTCAGAACACGGTTGACAATAGCACACAAGCCATCATCGTTTCCGAAATCAAGAAGATTGTTTCAGAAGCTTTCGAGGAAACAATTCGGTCAAAAACCAAGGAAACTATGGACACTATTATCAATCAGCAAGTGGCAGAATTTATGTCCGGAACGATAGAAATTGGCGGTGGATGGATGGAGCCATCCAGAACATTGACCCGTCAAGATTACATGGCAGAGATTATCGAAGAAAGACTTGGCAAGACGTTCAACGATGGCGTCAAAAATGTGGCTGCCGCGGAGATCACAAAGCAGATTGACAAATTTACCAGACAGACGAGAGATCAAATCAATGCTGGCGTTAAGCAGTATTTCAACGAAGCAACCAGACAAATTCTGACAGAGAATGTTGTTACCATGCTGATGCAGGACGATACATACCAGCGTCTTTCCGCCAGCATGAACCATTTTCTTCCAGAAGGAAAGTGAGGTATAGACAATGCTTAACACCATCACCATTGCCGGACGGCTGGTGCGTGACCCCGAACTGCGGAGAACCGCCTCCGGCAAGGCTGTGACCAGCTTCACGCTGGCCTGTGACCGGGATTTCAAGAATCAGCAGACCGGCGAGAAGGAAGTTGACTTTATTGAATGTGTCGCATGGGGCGGCACCGCCGAAATGGTGGAGAAGTACTTCCATAAAGGCCAGATGGCCGTAGCGACCGGCAGATTACAGTTGCGGGACTGGACGGACAAGAACGGCCAGAGGCACCGTCAGGCGGAGATTCTTGTAAACAACATCTATTTCTGCGGCAGCAAGGAAAGCGGCACTCAGGCCAGCTCTGGGGCTAACAACGGATACAGTACACCGGCGTATCAGGCTCCCGCCCCTGCGGCGAACTTCGTAGAGTTGGATGGAGAGGACGAGCACTTGCCGTTCTAGGCCGGAAAAATCAATCTTTCCTAAAAAAGATTGACAGTATAGTTTGCATTTTCCCTTGGCGGTGGGAGGTGAAACCGCCAACTCCAAAAGGAGGAGAATCGTGGCAAAAGAAGTTTTCAGAATCGCCTACCCGAAGACCGGCGCGGAAAAGAAGAAGTGGGCGAAGGAGTACGGCATGAATGCGTACTACGCCGGGAAGCACTGGGCATTGCGGAAGAAAGACGCTGAGTTATGGCACTGGCGTACATTGGCGGCTATGAACGCCCAGGGCATTCGCAGAACACCCTTTAAGCTGCCCGTAGCCGTGACGTTCTACTGGAATGACCGGCTGGACATCGACAACCACGCAATCATGGGAAAGATGATCGTGGATGCCATGAAAGGCCGTGTCATCGAGGACGATAACCGGCGCTGGCTGAAAAGCGTTTCCCACAATTTCCACGACGAGGATTACATACAGGTTGAAATACGGGAGGTAAGGCCGTGACACAGTGTGAGCGTATCCTGCGGCATTTGCAGGACTATGGAAGTATCACCCAGGCCGAGGCGGTTACCGAGTACGGCTGTTACCGTCTGGGTGCTAGAATTTGGGATCTGAAAGCGCAAGGCGTACCCATCAAGAGCGAAACCGTCACCGGGAAAAACCGGTACGGGGAGCGGACGTGCTTCGCGCGGTACTCCATCATTAAAGAGGCTTAGGTATGGAAGATGAAGTAAGAAACCAATTCACTTTTTACCGCTCGTTTTTTGAAGCGGTTTTCAAGATAAAAAACAAGGCCGCAAGGGCAGAAGCCTATGACGCTATTTGCAAATACGCTCTGTTTAACGATGCTCCGGACGTAGACAAAATGTCTGACGCCGCCGCCATTGCCTTTATGCTTATCAAGCCGAATCTGGACGCAAGCAGGCGGAAAGCAAAATCCGGGAAAAGCGGAGGAAGCACCAAGCAAATAGCAAGCAAATCGGAAGCAAATAGCGAGCAAAGCGGAAACAAAGTGGAAGCAAACGATAAGCAAGAGCAACCCGCAAGCGAGATAGAGAAGGAGAAAGAGAGAGAGAAAGAGAACGAATGTTATCCCCCTAACCCCCTTGCGGGGGTAAACGAAAAGAAAAAGCGATTCACCCCGCCTACGGTGGAGCAGGTGGCGGAGTATTGCCAGGAAAAGGGCTACCACATTGACCCGGAAGCCTTTGTAGCGTTCTATGCGTCGAAAGGCTGGATGGTTGGCAAAAGCCCCATGAAGGATTGGAAGTCCGCTGTTGTCACCTGGACGAAGAGCGAAAGGCAGAGAATAGGCAACGCAAATACCCGCAGCGGCTACACCAGCGGCGTTGACCGTCTGGCGGAGATGTACAGGGAGGAATTTGGGAATGGATAAACAGGAAGCGTACCAGATTCTCACGCTTTTACAGGCAAATTATCCCGATTCTTTCCGGGGGATGTCCAAAGAGGCGGCAAACGTGAAAGTCAATCTTTGGGCGGATATGTTCTCCGAGGAGCCATTTGAGGCCGTTGCCGCCGCTGCAAAAGCGTACATAGCGACGGATACCGGCGGCTTTATGCCCACCATCGGGAAGCTGAAAGATATGCTCCATCGGATGCAGTCACCCCAGCAGATGACCCAGATGGAGGCATGGGGGTTGGTTGCGGGTGCACTGAGAAACAGCGTGTACGGCGCGGAAGACGAGTTTCGGAAACTGCCACCGGCGGTACAGCGGACAGTTGGAAGCCCCTCCCAGCTCAAGGAATGGGCGCTGATGGACGCAGAAACGGTGCAGTCCGTGGTTGCATCGAATTTCCAGAGATCCTTCCAAGTGTGCCAGAAGCGGGAGGACGATTACCAGAAGCTCCCCGGAGCGGTAAAGAGCTTTATCGCCGAGCTGGCCGGGAAGATGGACTTTGAAAAGCTACCGGAAGGCGGTGGAGTATGAAAAACGAAGTAGACGGTGAAAAGGAACGCCCCGGCCAGTACATCGATTCGGGAAGCCCATTTTGCAGAAACTGCACGCGGGACGATTGCCCCACCAATGGGGACGGCTGCAAGGCGTGGGAAGAATATTTCGTAGCGAATTGGAACGAAAACATCATGAAATCAATTGGAACCAACAAAAAACAACGCCAATTTTTCCGGTACGAACACCCGGATTTGGTGAGAGAGGGGATTGTTTTTGAGCATGAGCAAAGCGAAAATGTACGGCTGTTTCAAGCCAGCGACGCGGAATTGCACCCCGCCCAGGTGGGGGAAAGTCCCTCGGTGGAATAAAGGAAGACAGAAAGGAAATGGGAAATGAGCAACGTTGTAGAACAGCTTACGCCAAACCCCGTAACCCACGAGCATGGAGAAAATGGGTGTTGCAAAAACCCAAGGGCATGGGAAATGGAAATGATGCACCAGGTATGGGCCGCCGGGCTCCATGATGCCGCCAATTGCTTTCAGGATGCGCTTGAAGCAAAGTGGAAGATTGAATCTCAGCAAAAGGCGAAGCCGAAAACAAACAGTGACAGAATCCGAGCTATGACGGACGAGGAATTAGCAAAAATCCTTAACGGCGGATTCCCTCAGGGAGGAGGATGCCCTCCGGGAGGAGCAAAGTGCAACGGGCGCTGCGGGCTCTGCTGGCTCGACTGGCTCCGCTCTCCGGTGGAGGCGACGGAATGAAAGTTCTGATAGCCTGCGAGGAATCGCAAACCGTGTGCAAGGCGTTCCGGGCGCGGGGGCATGAAGCCTATTCCTGCGATATTCAGGAGCCGTCCGGCGGGAAACCTGAATGGCACATTTTGGGTGACGCTCTGGAAGCCATCAAGGGCGGCACAATATGAACACCCGGATTTGGTGAGAGAGGGGATTGTTTTTGAGCATGAGCAAGGCGAAAATGTACGGCTGTTTCAAGCCGGAGCCGGTGAAGCGGAATTGCACCCCGCCCCGGTGGGGGAAAGTTCCTCGGGGGAATAAAGGGAAACAGAAAGGAAATGCAAAATGAAAGGTTACAAAGGATTCAACCCCGGCTTGATCTGCAAGGATAAGCAGTATCAGGAAAATACCGTCTTCGAGGAACCGGAGGCGAAAATCTGTGAAAAGGGAATGCACTTTTGCGAAAGCCCCTTTGACGTGCTGGATTGTTACGATTTGATTCGCTCTGATGGAACGCCGAACGAGTTTGCCGAAGTTGAAGCGCTGGACGAGCCAAAGACGGATGATAAGAAAAAATTCTGCTCCCGAAAACTGAAAATCGGCGTAAAACTGGGACTATCCGGATTTATCAAGGCATGTGTGGATTTTGTACTGGAAAAGACTATTGCTGAGACGCCGAGTGAAAACGTTGATTCCGGGGACTCCGCCCAGATTGGCAGTTCCGGGAACTCCGCCCAGATTGGCAGTTCCGGGAACTACGCCCAGATTGGCAGTTCCGGGAACTCCGCCCAGATTGGCAGTTCCGGGCACTACGCCCAGATTAACTGCACTGGAAACGATTCCGTGATTTGCTGCGCCGGACATGGCTCTGTGGTAAAAGCGCCAATTGGCTGCTGGATTACACTTGCAGAGTGGAAATACGATGGAGCAAAGCAACGATACGTTCCGGTATGTGTGAAAACGGAGTATGTCGATGGCGAAAAAATCAAGGCGGATACACCGTACACGCTGAAAAACGGGGAGTTTGCGGAGGTAAAGCCATGAAAGTTCTGATAGCCTGCGAGGAATCGCAAACCGTGTGCAAGGCGTTCCGGGCGCGGGGGCATGAGGCATATTCCTGCGATATCCAGGAGCCGTCCGGCGGGAAACCTGAATGGCACATTTTGGGTGACGCTCTGGAAGCCATCAAGGGCGGCACAATCGTCACCATGGACGGGCAGACGCATGATGTTGGGATGGATAGCTTTGGAGTGGAGATTTTTGGGAGAATGAAAACAAGCGATAAGCCCGGGGCAACCCGGGCGGGAAGGAGAAAACATGGATGAAATCAAATTGAAGCCCTGCCCGTTTTGCGGGGGTAACGTTAGCATTATTCTGTGCGATGACGAAGGAAATCTGCGTGATGAGGCATATAGAGAACATCCCTATAGTGGGCTTGGCTTTAAGCTTCACCACGCTCACGAGGAAAACCCGGAATGCCCGATCGCAAGGTATGAGTGCGATGGCGGGATTTTGGGCGGTGTGTATACTTACGACACGGAAGAACAAGCTGCTGAAGCATGGAACCGGAGGGCTGACAATGGCTAACGCGGTACTTATCAGCATCCGCCCGGAGTGGGTGGAGAAGATTGCCAACGAGGAAAAGACAATCGAGGTTCGCAAGACAAAGCCGCATTTGGAAACGCCTTTCAAGTGCTATATATACTGCACAAACACAAGGCCGTTCCTTGTGTGGGGTGATGTTTTCCGGGGCGCTTGGGTTACGGAGTTTACCCGTCTTTCGGGGTATGGCAGAGCAGAAGCAGATAGAACATGGGACGTTTTCAACGGGCATGTTGCCGGGGAATTTGTATGTGACTGGGTTGAAACCATCAAGGCGGCAACAGAACCGTATGGAATCTACGATGTGGGTGATTACTTTGTGGCGCAGACTAGGCTTGTGGACGGTGCTTTGTGGGACTACGGAAAAGGTGCAACACTGTACGGCTGGCACATTTCTAAGTTGGAAATCTACGATACGCCGAAACCGCTGAGCAAATTCAAGGGGTTGCGGAAAACGAAATTTGGATATGCGCCTGTTGAAATCAAACGCCCGCCCCAGAGTTGGTGCTATGTGGAGGAACAGTAATGGCCTTACGTAAACTTGCTCTGATGCACCGTTTTTTTGGCGTTTTGGATGGGCATACGTGCCGGGAGTGTAGCAACTTCATAAAGGGCAAGTATCACGATAAAGTGCTTTGCAAATGCAAAGTATACGGGCTTACCCATAGTAAAGCGACGGACTGGGCGGGACGATGGATGGCTTGTGGGGCATTCAATCGGGCAATAAGCCGCCAGCCCCTTGAGAGAGAAGTCGTCCCGGAACGGAAGCGGAAAGAGGCCGACAATACGCCCATTGATGGGCAGATTAGTTTGGAGGAATTGAAATGAGTGATTACATAAGCCGGGAAGCGGCGCAAAAAGCCTTTGAAAATACAGATGCGGATGTATGTGAAAGCTACCCGGACGGAGCCTGCGATTGGGGCTTTGGGATGAAAAACATTCAGGAAGTGATAGATGGAATTCCCGCCGCCGACGTGGAGCCGGTGCGGCATGGGAACTGGAATATCCGGCTTGCAGATGAAATGACCCTCTGCCTGGAATGCTCCATCTGCGGGCGCAAGGTAGACAATATCGACTTGCACCACCTGCTGGAAGCCGGAGAATACGGCGAGGCTTGCCGGAGATATCCGTATTGCCATTGCGGTGCAAAAATGCGTTTGGAGGAGTAATCATGGATTTGTTTATGAAAACATCAATTTTTGGAGCTGCGTTAGCGGACGTTTACAAAGATGAGGAAGATCGTGAGCTACCGGCACTCCCAAAGATGTATTTGGGCGGCGATTTCACGGAGGATTTAACCGCTATGCTGTTCGCAATGCGCGTTGTTGCGGGGCGAATTACCCATAACAATTGGGATATTTTGGAATTTACACACGTTTTGAACACGCTCGCTGTTCAGCACCTCTTGGAGGATAAGGAGGATAAGGGCGATGACGATTGACCGAGCAATTGAAATTCTTGACCCGGGACACCGGGAGCATTACGACGGCATGGACGAGGTGAACGAAGCCTGCCGAATGGGCATGGAGGCGTTGGAACGGGGGAGAAATGCCGTCCCCGTGGTAAGGTGCCGGGACTGCATTGCATTTGAGGAAATAGGCAAGCACCCCACCAACAAAGGAGGAACGCCATTTGGGTATTGCTATCATTGGCAATATGAGCAGGGCATGTCCCCTAACGAGGTAGACGGCGATGATTTTTGCAGTTATGGGGAGCGAAAGGAGGATGAAAATGGAAGAACTTAACGGCTACACCCCACCTGCCAGCTTGAATTTAAGCGACTTTCAGGATGCTATCGGCGATGCCGTAGTACAGGCGATTATAAAAATTGGTATCCGGGTGAATCGGGAAGAACTTCTGAAAGCTCTGAAATATGATAGGGGGCAGTACAAGGCGGGGTATGATGCTGGTTTCGCAGACGGGTTCATTGAAACGCTCCACATAGTTCGGTGCAAAGACTGTATCCACCGGCAGGGGGACGAAAACCCTATGTGTATGCTGCATACCGAGCCTTACCCAAATGTCAGAGGCTACAAGGGCGAGGCTGTTTGCGTGGAAATGAACGACTTTTGCAGCTACGGAGAAAGGAGAAAATCGAATGAAAATCACACTTGATATTCCCGATGGTATGGGCTGCAGTTTCCTGAACGGCGTAGTGGAAACACGCAGCGGGCTGACGATGGTGACCTATGCACTGGATAGCGACGATCTGCACGATGGGGCAGAAATCAAACTGCCACGGGAGGCACAACAGCAATGAGCAAGAAGCCGGACTATCTCACCCTGTGCTCAATAGCCGCCCAGAAGGCCGGGACGAGCTACGGAAAGTACATGGCAATGCACGGATACCACCCGCCAATTCAGGCCGATGTGGAGGACGTGGAAGCCCCGCAGGGCTTTTCTAAAATCTGCCCACAGTGCGGGAAGGAATTTACGCAGGGCAAGATCAAGCGGAAAATCTATTGCAGTTTGGAGTGCCAGAAAGCCCACGCCCAGAGAGCCGCTCAAAGGAGATACCGTGACAGGAAAGCGGAAAGAGGTGGCACGATGTGAACATTGCGCTTAACGCTGATTGCATGGAAATCATGCGGGAGCATCCGGATAAATATTTCGACTTGGCTGTAGTCGATCCGCCGTATGGAAGCGGGTGGGGGAAGTTCGTCAGCGGCACCCGCTTCGGTGGACGCTTTGACAGGTACCTGCAAGATTGCCCGGACGGGAGGAAAGTGGGCGGCAAAGTTCGGAAAAAAATCACGAGCTGGGACTATGCCCCCGGCGAGGACTATTTCAATGAGCTTTTCCGGGTGAGCAAGGAGCAAATCATATGGGGTGGGAACTATTTCCAGCTCCCACCGAACAGATGCTTTTTGGTCTGGCTGAAAACAAATATCCCGGAAAACTTTTCTATGGCAATGGCGGAATATGCCTGGTGCAGTTTCAACGATAACGCAAAAGTTATCAAAATGTCATCTGCGGGTATAGCGGGCAGATTCCACCCAACTCAAAAGCCGGAAGAATTATACCGATGGATATACGCCCACTACACGAAGCCGGGGTTCAAGATTCTGGATACTCACCTTGGCAGCGGTAGCTCCCGGCGGGCGGCGTATGATTTCGATCTGGATTTTGTTGGAACGGAAATTGACAAGGAATATTTTGAGAAGCAGGAAGCTGCGTGGACAGAATATACAGCACAGCAGCGGATTACCCTGTGACGGGAACGGGGCGGTAATGTGGAGTACAGGGACGGCAGGAAGTATTGCGTCGGGTGCCGGTATTTCTTCGGATACTACAAAGGCAGCCGGTGCTGCAATTACATATTCGTCCACGGGGAAAAGCGGCCTTGCCCGCCTGGGAAGGATTGCACCGAAAGGAGGGAGAAAACGGAGAACAGGAGACAGAATTTAATATTATAGCTTTATCCCTGTATAGTATATATTAAATATAATCTTATATCTTGTGTGTATTGTGTATATCTATACAGAGATTTAATAAGATATGCAAGGAGGAACGGAATGAACTGGAAGTATGAGGCCATTGAAAAGCTAAAGGAATACAGTGCAAAGGCACAGTCCCTGAAAAGCATTCCCGAAGAAATGGCGCGGCTGGAATCCGCTATGCAGAGTATCCGAAGCGCCACGGCTGACGGTACGCCGGTAAGCGGCGGTGGTTCCGGCCGGGAAGATGCGATGCTATCGAATATCGTTCACCGTGAGGAACTGGCGCGGTCACTCGAACAGGCGAGAAAATGGGTGTCGCTTGTGGATTCCGGGCTTGAAGTCCTTACAGACGATGAGCGGAAGGTGCTGGATAGATTCTACATAAAGCCTGCGAGGGGAAATGTGGACAGGTTGTGCGAAGAATTTGGGATTGAAAAATCTCAGGTTTATGCGCGAAAGGATTCGGCGCTTCACCATTTTACAATTTCCCTGTACGGATGCGCAGAAATTTGAAAAACCGGAAAAAAACCGGAAGATTTTTCGGTTTGAATGTGCTATACTGGTAAAAAAGAAAAAGCGCAAGAGGCTTGGGGTTGTTCCTGAGCCTCTTTTTGCATGGCGCGGTAGATAACGAGTTGGGCGCTCTCTCCCCAACAGAAGGCCGTTTGAATCGGCCTCGCGCCATATATATCGCCGATGGCCTCCCTATCGGCACAGCGGGCGCTTTCCGGTGAAGTATGCCCCAAATGCCAACAGGTGGAAACAGAGTTCAAAAAAACATTTTAATCAACAGGAAGGATTGATAGCAATGTTTGTAGAAATCGCAAAGGTCGGGAAGCAGGAACGCCCTACGGTAACAAGCCTTGATGTGGCGGAGACGTTCGGGAAACTGCACCAGCACGTTCTCAGAGACATTCGCGAACTTGGATGCAGCGAGGAATTTCGGCTGTCCAATTTTGGACAGTCGAGCTATGAGAACGCGCAAGGACACAAGCAGCCGATGTTCGTCATAACCCGCGACGGGTTCACCCTATTGGCCATGGGTTATACTGGCGAACTTGCTATGAAGTTCAAGGAAGCGTATATCAAGCAGTTCAACGCTATGGAAGCAGCCTTGCAAGGCAAGCTGATCGAGCGCGAAAAAGGGATTGCCGTTCGTCAGGCGTTGACCAAAGCGCTACAGCAGTCCAGAGAGGACGAGCGGATGCACGGCCATGCGTATTCCAATTACACGAATTGCATCTACAGGGCGTTGTTCGGGAAAGACGCGGCGCAGCTTCGCCGGGATTATGGGCTTGGCGCAAAGGACAATCTTCGGGACGCATTTCCGCAGGAAGAACTTGCCGCTGTGCAGTCCATGGAGCGCCTTGTGAGCGGCCTTGTTGACTGCGGATGGGAATATGCGCAAATTAAAGAATTTATCGGAAAGACCAATTCAAGATTGGCTATTTCCGCATGATGAGCAACTGGTAAGCTACTTTGCCGAGTTGCTTTTTTATTATCCTGAATGAGAGGTGGTGACGGGTGGCAGATGGAACGAAGAACCTTATTCCCTTCGACCAGAGAACAGAGGAAGAACAGAAAAGAATACGAACAGCTGGCGGCATTGCCTCCGGTGCCGCCCGCCGTCGAAAGCGGAACCTGAAACAAGCAGCTGATCTGTACCTGTCCTTGCCAGTAACAGACAGACGTGTGCGGAATAAAATTGCCCGTGACGGGGTGAATCCTGAGGATATCGACAATCAGATGGCCATGATCGTTGGACTGACAGAGGCAGCGGTTCGGGGAGATGCCAGATGCGCCAAGGTGCTGGTTGATTTGCTTGGGGATTCCACCGTGGAAGAACCCACACCGGATGACGGATTCATGGACGCACTTCGAGAAGAGGCGGGACAGATATGGCAGGAGGATTAAAACAGGTGGCATTTCGGTTTCAGCCCTTTTCCAGGAAGCAGAAGCAGATACTCACCTGGTGGCTCCCGGAATCCGGTGTATCAGACGCAGACGGAATCATAGCAGATGGAGCCATCCGGTCAGGGAAAACCGTGTGTATGTCGCTGGCTTTCATTCAATGGTCGATGCACAGCTTCAACGGCCAGAATTTCGGAATGTGCGGAAAAACTGTGGGCAGCTTCCGACGGAATGTTCTGTCTGTGCTCAAGCAGATGCTTCCGGCAAGGGGATACACCATACGCGACAGGCGGACGGATAACCTGGTGGTTATCTCCAGGGGCAGCACCGAGAATTATTACTACATCTTTGGCGGTAAGGACGAAGGCTCCCAAGATCTGGTGCAGGGCATTACCCTGGCTGGAATTCTTCTGGATGAAATCGCCCTGATGCCGGAGAGCTTCGTCAATCAGGCAACCGGCCGCTGCTCTGTGGACGGCTCCAAGTTCTGGTGCAACTGCAACCCGGCAGGCCCGGAGCATTGGTTCAAAAAGCAATGGATCGACGAACGGCAGAAACGGAACCTTCTGTACCTCCACTTCACCATGGAGGATAACCTGAGCTTGTCGGAGCAGATACGAGCCAGATACCGGGCGATGTACACCGGCATTTTCTACCGGCGGTATATCCTGGGGCAGTGGTGCCTTGCGGAAGGGCTTGTGTATGAGTTCGACCCAGAGAGGCACGTCACGGACGATTTACCGGAATGTGGAGAGTGGTATATATCCTGTGACTATGGAACACTGAACCCATTCTCTGCTGGCCTGTGGTGCGTCAGAGACGGCGTTGCTGTCCGGGTTGCGGAATTTTATCATTCCGGCAGGGAACAGCAACGACAGCTAACGGATGAGGAATACTACCGGGCAATCGAACAGCTAGCCGGGGACAGGGATATCCGGCACATTGTGGTTGACCCGTCTGCGGCCTCTTTTATTGCCTGCATTCGCTCACACAAGCGTTTCTCCGTCAGGAAAGCGAAGAATGATGTTATGTACGGTATTCGCCTGACGGCCATGATGCTCCAAGCTGGTGTTATCAAAATCGGCTCTGGCTGCAAGGACGCGATTCGGGAATTTGGCCTGTACCGCTGGGACGACAAGGGAGAAGTGGATAAGCCTGTGAAGGAAAACGATCATGCCATGGATGATATCCGGTATTTCTGCGCGACCGTCATGCGTAGAAACCACCAGGCACGAAAGATTATTGGAGGAATTTGCGATGAGGAAACGGATTCGTAAATGGATCGTGGATATGGCACCTATTTGGGCGAAAGCGTCGTTGCAAGCCGATATCAGGACGCTTGAAGCGGAAAACCGGCGGCTTCGGGCGGAAGTGGATACTTTGAACGCCTATATACAGGGCTTGCAGTATGCAACCCGTGCGCTGCGGCGCATCACGATCAACGCAGGAGGAGAAAAGCGTGATTTATCCGAACAGTGATTATGAAATAGCGTTTCGCGCCGTTGACATGACATCTCCGGAAATGAAAAAGGCCATCCAGAGGTGGCAGAATCTGTATTATGAGAAGGCCGCGGCACCGGATTATGACCCGTGCCAGCGGATTCCATATACCATCGTCCGTAAACTGGCAAAGACGGCATTTTCGGAGTATTCGGCATCCAGCAAAGACGCGTTTGTTTCCGAAATCCTCGATGCGGCAGACGCGAAAAAGAAAAGCGCCATGCAAAAAGCCCTGATCGGCGGAGAAAGCGGCTTAAAGCCTATCCCGACGGGCAGCGGTTTCCGTTTCGCAGTTGTGAGCAGGCCGAACATTCTGGTATTTGGCCGGGACGGGGACGGGAATATGACCGACATCGGCATGGCAGAACACAGCATCCATGACAGATTCTATTACACACTGTTAGAACGGCGCACGGTGGATGATAGCGGGTATCTGACCATTACCAACAGACTGTATCGGTCGAACGACCAGAACAGCTTGGGGCAGGCTGTGGCGCTTACAGAGTTGCCACAGTATGCGGAACTTGCAGAAGAATACACGTTCCCTGAGCCAATGGGAAGCGTCGGCGTTGCATGGCTGAAAACGCCGATTGACAACAGTGTGGACGGTAGCCCCGACGGGGTATCCGTTTATGACGCGGCTGTCGGCCTGATTGAAAATATCAACCGGAACGAGGCGCAGATCAACGGAGAGTTCGAGCGTGGGAAAAGCCGGATTATTGCCAGCGCGGATATGCTGGAGGTTGACGAGGTCGGCGGGCGGAAAAACTTGTCCGCAAGCGTGTTTACCGCAGTGGATGAATCCCCCGACGATATAGGCATCACTATTTTCTCCCCGGCTCTGCGGGAACAGTCGTATCTTGCCAGAAAAACGGAATATCTCCGGAATGTGGAGAACGTGATAGGCTTAAAGCGCGGGCTGCTGTCCGAGGTGGAGGCCGCAGAAAGAACGGCTACCGAGGTAACGTCCTCTGAGGGTGACTACAACCTGACGATTATCGACTTCCAGCAGATGTGGGAAAGCGCACTGCGAGAGGCCGTCAGACTGTGCGGCGTTCTGGGGCGGATGTACCGCATACCCGGTGCCCACGACGTGGAAGATGATTCCATTGTCGTGGATTGGGGCAACGGCGTTCTGTTCGATGAGGAAAAGACCTGGGCTGACTACAAAGACATGGTCGCGGCGGGGCTGCTGAAACCTGAGATTGCACTCGGGTGGAAATTCAACATGCCCCGGGATACGGAAGCACAGTTAGCGAAAATTCGGAAGAAGTACATGCCGGAAGCCGTAGAGGACGGTGAATAACTGTGCTGACCGCTGACCAGATTGAAGCCCTTGGAAATAAGGCACAGCAGCTCATTGCCCCGGTGACGGAGTTCCTGATTGAGGATATCGCCAGGAGAATTGCGGAAGCCGGCCAATTCACCAGCACGGCGGCCTATCAGACATGGAGACTTCAACAGTTTGGTATTTCTCAGCGGCAGTTAAAAAAGGAGCTTCGAAAGCGGCTGAAAGTATCCCACCGGGAGCTTCGGCGGCTGATAGAACAGGCCGGGGAAACCGGATACAGTTATGACATCCGGAAACACCCCTATGTGCAGTCGTTGCCATTCCGCAGTAATGAGGTCTTGCAGCAGATTGTGTCTGCTGCGGCGCAGCTGGCCGATTCCGAACTGGACAATATCACCCAGACAATGGGGGCAGTCATGCCGAATGGGAAGGCTGTGGGGATTACAGACGCTTACAGACAGGCTTGCGATTTCGCCTTTACGAAGGTTTCGGCGGGGGCACAGGATTATGCCTCCGCCATCCGGGAGGCTACCCGGAATCTTGCGGAAAAGGGGATTGTCACAATCGACTATGAATCCGGCGTTCATACCTCCATGGAAGCCGCTGTTCGGCGTAGCGTTATGGGCGGATTGGGACTGATGCAGGAGCAGATCAGCCAGCAGACCCACGATGATTTCGGCTGTGACGGCTGGGAGATATCCGCTCACGCGGCCAGCGCCCCCGACCATGAGCCGATTCAGGGCAGACAGTACAGTGACGCAGAATACGATAAACTGAATAACTCCCTTGTGCGGCGTATCGGTACGCTGAACTGCGGCCATTCGGCTTTCCCGATTATTCTGGGCGTTGATTCTCCGCAATACACGCCGGAGGAACTGGACAAATTCAGGAAAGATAACGAAAAAGGCATTGACTACGACGGGAAGCACTACACCACGTATGAGGCTACCCAGCGTCAGCGGCGGATTGAATCCGCCATCCGGAAGCAGAAACGCAGGATTTTGGTTGACGAGGCTACAGGGGACAAAGAGAACTTACAGCGCGATCAGATCAAGTACCATGTTTTGGATCAGGAATATAAGCGCTTTTCCGAAGCGGCAGGGCTGCGGATGCAGCATGAGCGCATGGAAATGCCCGGGTTCGGCGCAAAACAGGCCAGAGAAGCGGAAAAGGCGGCAGAAAACTATGAGAAAGGGAGTAAGCAAGCATGATGTACTGCCCATACGCAGTAAACCGTCATCTGGTTCAGCAGACAACGTATGAGTATAACGATGACAACTACCAAACACTTCAACAGACGATAGAACACAACACCGCCGAGTTTGTGGAGTGCAAAAAGGAATCATGCGGCGCGTGGCACGATGGGAAGTGCCACTATAATCAAGTTGATTGAAGCAACTATTCGGGTTTTCCGAACGGTTGCTTTTTTCATACCATTTTTGCCGTGGCAGGCGTAAAACGAGCCGACAGCAGGGGACGCAACCCCCATATAACAAAGCATAGCTGAGAAAGGAAGTATATGAAACGCGAGTTTTTGCAGAATTTCAAGGTAGGAGACCAGCCCCTGAGCAAGGAGATCATTGACGAGATCATGGCAGAGAATGGCCGGGATATCGAAGCGGCTAAGAAGCCTTTTGCTGACTATGACACCATCAAGAGCCAGCTGAGTGAGGCGCAAAAGACCATTTCCGGCTTTAAGGAGCAGGACATCGATACCATCAAGCAGTCTGCCAAGGATTGGGAAAAGAAGTACAACGATGCCATTGCCGAGAGCAACCGGAAGATCGCGGATATGGAATTCTCCCACGCCCTAGATGCCGCCATCACCGGCGCAAAGGGTAAAAGCACCAAGGCGATCCGGGCGCTGCTGGACATCGACACTTTGAGAAGCAGCAAGAACCAGGAAACGGACATTAAGGCCGCTCTGGAAGCTCTCCGGAAGGACAGCGGCTATTTGTTCGATGACGGCAAAACGCCGCCCCCCTATGCCGGGAAGACCGGTACAGGGCAGCAGGAGCCTAACGGCGAACCGACGACCCTCGCCGGTGCGCTCAGGGCAAATTACAACATGAAGTGAAAGGATGATTTTTAACTATGGCAATTACTCTTGCAGAAGCAAAGGTCGGCATGGCCGACAAGGTCGATCAGCAGGTGGTCGACGAGTTCCGGCGCAGTTCTCTGTTGCTGGACAGACTGGTGTTTGATAACGCCATTTCCCCCGGCACCGGCGGTTCCACTCTGACCTACGGTTACATTCAGCTGAAAACCCCCTCTACTGCGGCTGTCCGTGCTATCAACAGCGAATACACCGCAGGCGAGGCGAAGCGGGAGGAAAAGACCGCCAAGGCCGTTATCATGGGCGGTTCCTTCCAGGTTGACCGCGTGATTCAGAGCACCTCTGGAGCCATTGATGAGCTGGCATTCCAGGCGCAGCAGAAGATCAAGGCAACCAGCAACTATTTCCACAATCTGGTGATCAACGGCACCTCCGCCGCGTCCGGCACCGGGTATGTCACGAACACCTTCGACGGCCTGAGAAAGGCTCTGGCGGGCACCTCCAACGAGTTCGCTACGGACATTGACCTGTCCGATTCCACCAAGCTGGACAGCAACGCCAATGCCTTCGTTGACCAGCTGGATCAGCTGACCCACATGGTGGACGGCGGCGCTTCTCTGCTGCTGATGAACACCGCCATGCTTCTGAAAGTCCGGGCGGCTGCCCGCCGTGCGGGGTATTACGACCGCAAGAAAGACGACTTCGGCAGGGCTGTGGAGTACTTCGGCGATATACCCATCATGGATGCCGGTATGTACTACAACGGCACCAAGTCCGTGGATGTCATCGACACCTCCACCCCCAGCACCACCGCCGCCGGTACTTCCAGCATCTACGCTGTGAATATCGCCCTGGATGGATTCCACGGCATTTCCCCCACCGGAACCGGCGTCATCAACAGCTATATGCCCGACCTGAAAGCCCCTGGCGCTGTGAAGAAGGGCGAAGTGGAGCTGGTGGCCGGCGTTGTGCTTAAGAACACGCTCAAGGCGGCGGCGCTGAACGGCATTATCCTGAAACCCAAGACCGCGTAACGGAAAGGAGACGCCCTGATGATTGACTATGATTTTTACATAAGCAGCTTTCGGGGCGACGCTATCCCCGCAGAGGACTGGAACACGTGTGAAGCCCGTGCGGCGGCTCAGCTGGCAAGATACAAGCGCATATACACGGTAAAGGCACCGGAGGAGAACTCCGAAGCCCTTGCCGTGTGCGCCATGGCAGAGGCTATTCACGGCTTTGATCTGATTACCAACGGCGAGGGCGGCGCTGTTCAGTCTGCGTCTATCGGCTCCGTTTCGGTGAGCTATGGCAGCGGGAACGGTGTTGATGTCAGCGCCAGAGGGCAGTCGCGGGAGCTGTACCGATGCGCCTGCCTGTATCTCGATATCTACCGGGGGTGCTAGCTATGGTGAGAATCAAGCGCCGCAGCTGCCCCGTAGACTACCGGCTGTGCAATCAGGCGGTCACGGTATACCACCGGGACGGCAACAAAGTAACCAGAACGGTACACGATAGAGCCTTTTTGGATTACAAAAAAACCGAGAATGTGGACAAGACCGGCAGTAAGGAAGTCAATTCCTTTCTGCTGGTCATTCCCTGTTCGGAGGTGTGCGTTTATCCGGAGGACAAGGTGCTGCTGGGTGCCGGGGAGGAAATCACGGCGGCGCAGTGGCCGTCCTTCATTCCGGTGAAGGTTCCGGGGCTGGTTGTTGTGAAGTACGTTGACCCCAAATACTGGGGCGGCAAGCTGGTTCATGTGGAGGCGGGCGGATGAAAACACGGATAAAGGTTGATATGAAGCCCGTAGACACAATCCTGACAAGGCTTGGCGTCAATAAAACCGGCGATGTGCAGATGCAGCTTACCCGGATAGTGAACAAGCGGATAACGCGGTACATGCCGTTCCGAACCGGTGTGCTTTCCACGAAGCTTAAGTATATCTCAAGCCCGACAGAGATCACGGTTATGGCACCATACGCCCGGTATCAGTACTACGGCAAAGTCATGGTAAATGCTAAAACCGGAAAAGGCCCCGCTTTCATTCCGGGAGTCGGATACCGGTACAGAAAAGGAACCGTGCTGAGAGCGACTGATCGGGACTTGAACTATGACACCACCAAGAACCAGCAGGCAGGACCGTTCTGGGACAGACGCATGATGGCGGCAGAGAAAGACCAAATTGCGCACGACCTACAGGCTTATATCAACAGGAGGGGCGGAATATGACGGCGCTGGAAAAAATCAAAGACTTTCTCGGGCAGTACCCCGGCGCGGATATCTTCCGCGATTTCCATGTTGACTACACAGACCAGATTCCGTTCAACGGCGGTGTTTTCCCATCCGGGCTTGTGGAGGTTTCCAGAACACGGGATATCCTCGGGAACACGACCGTGGTCAACCAGTACAATTTCGGGCTGTACTACGTGTTCGAGAAGTCCCCGGGGGATGATACCGGAGCGTCTGAAAATGCGGGCTGGGTCATGGACTTTCAGGAGTGGGTGCAGAAAATGTCCGTTATGGGCAATGCCCCCACCTTTGGGGATGACCCGAGGGCGGAGAAAATCACCGCGCAGAACGGCGTTCTGTACGGTGCAGACGAAGAAGGAACGGCAATGTACATGGTACAGCTGTCCGTTCAATTCAAAAAACGATTTATGAGGTGAAATAATGGCAGATTTAGAGTTTAATACCGCATCCGGCCAGACCGTAGACCGTGAGCTGCTGATCGCGTACCTGAACACCGGGACAACCTCTGCTCCTGTGTGGTCGCCGCTTGGTAGCCGCGTCACGGATTCCAGCATGGAATACGACTGGCAGGAGGAATCCAACAAGGATATCCTTGGTACGACCAGAAGCACGATGAAAAAGCCCATCATCACGCAGACCTTTGACCCGTGCGATCTGGACGCCGGAGACGCTGCGGTTCTGAAAATTTGGAACCTCGCTGTCAAGGAGCAGAACGTGGCAGCACTGACCAATCAGGATATGCTGATTGTGCATCTGTACGCCGGGACTAAGGGCACGGCGGCCTTTGCAGAGCGCTACAGCGCCTGTATGGTCAAGCCGTCCAGCCTTGGCGGCGAGGGCGGCGGCTTTGTCGGAATGCCTATGGACATTACATACGGCGGCGCACGCACGGTAGGTACTGCGGCGGTAAGTGCCGGAACCGTTACGTTCACGGCTGATACCTGATGCAAATACGGGGCGGTGAGAGCCGCCCCGAAATCTTTGGAGGGATTATGAAAGAACTGACACTGAATACTGGCGAAATCGAGTATAGGCTTAACGATAAATGCACGGTTCGGTTTAACCCTACAGACCCCGCATTTGCCGACCGAATTTATTCGGCGCTCGACGAGCTGTCCCGGAAGCAGGAAAGCAAGAACCCGGACAACATGAGTACAAGAGAAACGTTTGACTACCTCCGGAAGCTGGACGCAGAGATGCGGGAGACGATTGACGGTTGCTTCGATACCCCTGTATGCGAGCCGTTGTTCGGCAAAATGAGCGTGTATGCAAGCGCGGAGGGGATGCCCCTGTGGATGAATTTAATGCTTGCCATTATCGACGAGTTCGATGATGGAATTAAGCGGGAAAAGGCGTTCCACAGCGAAAAACTGGCGAAATATACAAAGAAGTACAGCCGATGATGTACGAACTTCCGACATCTGTCAACGTATGCGGAACAGATTATGATATTGAGACGGATTTTCGGGCGATTCTGGATATATTCAGCGTTCTGGAAGACCCGGATTTGACGGGCGATGAAAAGGGAATTGGGATGCTGGGAATCTTCTATAAGGGTTTCCGGGATATGCCCGTGGAGCATTTCAGCGATGCCGTTCAAAAATGCTACTGGTTTATCAACGGTGGCAGTGACGAAAGATGCAAAAGCACCACGAAGCTGATGGACTGGGAGAAAGATTTCCCGATTCTGATTGCCCCGGTAAACCGCATTGCCGGTACGGAAGTCCGCTCCATGCCGTATCTGCACTGGTGGACATTTCTTTCATATTACATGGAAATCGGGGATTGCTTCTTTGCGCAGATCGTGCGGATACGGGATTTGAAAGCGAAAGGAAAACTGAAAGACAAAGCGGATAAGGACTTCTACCGGCGAAACAGGGACGCTGTGGATATAAGGACGCAGTATTCCGACACGGAGAACGAAATTATAAAGGCGTGGACGTGAAAACACCCGCAATTTCAGCCATTTTTTTCACGTCGTCACGGTTCCAGAGAAGAACACCAGTTGCGTCTGCTGCTTGCTTTGCGCCTTCCGTAAAATAGCGATTTGTCATTACAGCACCAACGTGACAATGGTAGATTGTTTTCCCGGTGTTAACCTCCTGCACTGGCTTATTCCCTAGATCTGTTGCGTAGCACTTACACTGTATCGCATACTTTATGCCAGCTTTTTTCGCGAGTATATCAACGCCCTGATCGCCGCTACCCCGGGTGACCTCGACATCAATAAACCCGTTTTTCCTCAAAATATCGGCACACCAGAATTCAAAAGCGTGTCCTTCCATGCAATCTATGGCAGACATTCCCATTTTTTGCACCGGGCGGGCAATAGCGCCATGCTGATTGCGGATAATCTTCCACGTAAAATCGGGATACTTTTTAACAAATCCAAGTTCTTCTAGCTCGTTTGCCAAGTCAGATGCCACGTTAAAACTCCGTATTTCAAGCTTTCTTTGAAGCATGGAGATTGAAAAAGGTTCGAGATTCGGTAATAGCTGTATTGCATCACGAACCATTTGCGGGGTGACCTTTCTGGCAAAGTAATACCTCTTAGAAAGATACTTTGCACTCAGAATTCCGCAAACTATTGGAACAACGAGGATAGTTATTGTATACCCAGCGCCAACAGTGATTTTTCCGTTTTCGTTCGCAGGCAAAATAGCCGTGGCAAGAGACAGAATAAGAAGAGCGGACAAGAACCACGCTACGGAAAAAATGAATACTGTTTTCAGTTTTTTCATAAGGCAATCCCCCAGTGCATTATTTTATCATTTAATTTCAACAGTTCCTATAGCGCATTAAAAGAGCAGGTGATTATATGGCAAATGCTGACGGTTCAATCATTTTCAGCACGGAGATCGACAACAAAAAAGCACAAGCTGAGCTTGATAAACTGGAAAAGAAAATAGCTTCCCTGGAAATCAAGGCAAGCCAAGCCGGGGCAAAGAAAATACCGCTAGAGGAGCAGGCCGATGCTTTGGGCGTGGCACTGGATGACGCGAAGCAGAAGCTCGAAGCGTTAAAAGCCAGTGGCGCATCTCCCGGTGCGATAGGGGCGCAATCGGAAACGGTTACTTCGCTACAGTACCAGTGGGATCAGGTTAACAACAAGATTGACAGATATAACCGCGAAATTGAAAAGGCCAACGGTGATATCGATGTCTCCAAGAGCAGGGCGGGAGAACTCGCCGCGCAACTCGCTTCGGCTGGACGCAGTACCGAGAAAATGAGCGCTGGTGTCAAAAAGGCAGAAAAAAGCGCGAAAACTTTCGCCAGCCGAATGAAATCCGTCGTTCGCTCTGCGCTTGTGTTTACAGTTGTTACGCAGGCGCTTTCAAAGTTCCGGAATTGGATTGGTGATGTGATCAAGGTCAGCCCGGAAGCAACTGCGGCCATTGCAAGGCTCAAGGGTGCTCTGCTTACACTGGTACAACCATTGGTAAATATCATCATACCAGCGTTTACGAAGTTCGTCAACATCCTTGCCGCAATAATTAACAAAATCGCAAGCGTGTTTGCAGTGCTGACGGGAAAGACCGTAGAATCGTCGAAAGCGGCAGCAGAGGCATTAAATAAGCAAACATCCGCGCTTAACGGAACGGGAGCGGCTGCAAAAGAGGCAAAAAAGCAACTGCTCGGATTTGACGAGATTAACCAGCTGACCGAAGATACGTCCGGCGGCGGAGGAGGTTCTGGCACGATAGCACCCGATTTTTCCGGATTTGATGATACAGAGGACGAGTTAAACACCATTCTCGGACTTGTTGGAGCTATAGCAACCGGCCTCCTGGCGTGGAAAATTGCAAGCCTGTTTACCGATAGCCTGAGCATGATCGGAGGTATTGCGCTTGCTGCCGCAGGCGCGTTCGCACTGGTTTATTTCTGGCTTGACGCATGGAACAACGGCATTGATATGCAAAACTTCCTCGGTATGCTCGCTGGTGCCGCCGCTCTAGCCGGAGGTCTTGCCATTGCGTTCGGGTCTATCGCCGCAGGCATAGCGCTTGTAATAGGTGGCCTTGCAATGCTGGTTGTTGGAATAAAGGATGTCATTGAAAACGGATTTACTCTTGAAAACACGTTAACCATCATTGCCGGGCTGCTGGCAGCTGGGCTTGGAATTGGCCTGCTAACCGGCAACTGGATTCCTTTGCTGATTGCCGGTATTGCCGCCGCGCTTATAGCGCTGGTTTCCTTTACCGGGCATGGTGAGGAACTAATTAACGGATTAAAGGAGACTATCGACGGATTCGGTAAATTCTTCAAAGGTGTTTTTTCCGGGGATATGGAAATGACTGCCGAAGGATTAAAGCAGATATGGGACGGCCTTAAAAATACATGGAACGCTATCATTGATTCAATCAGGGACGCATGGAATATGTTCATCGAGTGGCTGCGCGGGAAAAATCCAGAATTAGCCGCAATTTTTGAGACATACGGGAAACTGGTTTCCGACCTTTACAACTCCGTGAAACAAATCCTAGGCGGCATTATCACATTTATTTCAGGAGTATTCACGGGGGACTGGGATAAAGCATGGGAGGGCGTAAAGCAGATTTTCAAGGGCATATGGAACGGTATTGTATCGATTCTGGAGGGCGCAGTAAATCTCATCATCGGCGGCATAAACTGGATGATTCGCCAGCTGAACAAAATTCAGATTAAAGCGCCGGACTGGCTTGGCGGCGGCACAATTGGCTTTAATATTCCTGCAATCAGCACCGTCAGCATTCCCCGACTGGCGCAAGGCACAGTTATCCCGCCTAACCGCGAATTTTTGGCCGTCCTGGGCGACCAGAAAAACGGCACAAACGTTGAAGCCCCTCTGGAAACCATTAAACAGGCCGTTGCGGAGGTGCTTTCGCAGAACGGTTCCGGCGAGGAAATCACGATCAAGTTCACCGGCGACCTTGCGACGCTTGCGCGGGTGCTGACACCTGAGATCACCCGTCAGCAGCGCCGGACACAGCGGGCATTGGGGGTGTAGTATGGCAAAACCATATTTCAAAATCAACGGCGTGGACATCCTCCACCTCACTCAGGAGGGCGGAATAAAGTGGCAGCGCAACGATGTGGAAAGCCCCAACGCTGGGCGAACCATGGACGCTACCATGCACCGTGGCCGGGTGGCGCAGAAATACCGGGCTGATATCACGTGCATGGATATGAACCGCGCGGAAGAGCTTGCGCTTATGGCGCTGATAAACCCGGAGTTTGTCACAGTGGAAACGAACCTACACCCGCTATACGGGAGACAGACGGCGCAATATTATTCCAACAACGTTCCCGCTTCGATCTCCTACGTTGACCCCGATACCGGGGAATCGGTATGGACGGGGATTTCCTTCCCGCTGATCGAGCAGTAAGGAGGCAATATGCAGAAGACATCTGCTCTGTATAGAAAAATCCTTGCTGGCATCCACACGAAGGAAACGCGGGTTTCTATCGGCGATACGGGCTTTCTTGTGGACAAACGGGGAAACGGAATCACGTTCGGCGGCACCCGCATTCTGGTTGGGGCTTCCGGCGCAGATGCCGGATACGGAATGAACATCCTCGCGTCGGTAGAAACTACCGGCGCGATTTTCGATGGGAACGAGCCGACCGTCGGCAATGTAATAAGCCGGGAGTGCGACATTAAAATGCTGAAACCCTCCGGGAACATTGAAGGAATGTCCCGGATTGCGGTTTATGTAAGGCTTGTCAGCGATGACGGCGAATGCTCTGAATGGCTCCCGCAGGGCGTATTTTATGCGGATTCCATCGACCAGGACGCTGACGAGGACGATGTGCAGTGGCTTAAAATCCACGGCTACGACGCTATTCTGTTCGCTGAGCAGGATTACCCAGAAGATAGCAAATTGACATGGCCAGCAAAGGATATAGACGTTGTGCGGGAGATTGCCCAGGCAATGGGCGTGACGGTAGACCCGAGGACGGCGGAGATTATGCGCAACGCCTACCCGGTTCAGTACAATCCGGAATATACTTGCCGGGAATATCTTGGATATATCGCCGCTATGTACGCCGGGTGCTTTCTCATGAGCGAATCGGGGGAATTGCTTCTGGTATGCTTCTGGAATATCCCAAAAGAAACCCGCTACCTGATCGATACCCACGGCTACGCCATTACGTTTGGAGGTGACAGGATCGTTGTCTGACGTAATCAATGTCCGAAAATCGCTTTCGTCGCTGGAAAAGCAAGACACTTTCAACGGATATTCAAAAGTCGTTGTTGTCGTGTCAGATGAAATGGAATACTCAGCCGGAACCGACAGCGGGCGAACACTTACTCTGGACTGCCCGTGGGGTACGCAGAAAATGGCTGAGGATATTCTATCGAGAATCCAAGGCTTTCAATACCAGCCGTATACCGCCGATGGCGCACATATCGACCCGGCGGCGGAGATCGGAGACGGATTTGCCGCCGGAAACTTATACAGCGGGATATACTCCAAAAACGTTTCCCACGGGGCACTGTACACGGCGAATGTATCCGCGCCCGGCGGCGAAAAAATCAATTATAAGTACGAGTACAAAACACCTACGCAGCGCAAAATTGAACGCCACTATTCCGAAATGAAGTCCACGTTCAAGGTTCAGGCCGACCAGATTTCCGCCGAAGTCTCTGCCCGTATCGAACAGGGAGATGAACTCACCTCGCGGCTGGACATTCAGAGTGACCAAATCTCCGCACGGGTGACCAAAACCGGAGGTAGTAGTTCGTCCTTTGGCTGGGAGCTGCTTGACGATTCCTGGACGGTCAAGGCCAACAATACCACGGTGTTCCAGATCACCAAATCCGGTGCAGAAGTCCGTGGAAAGTTCATCGCCTTAAGCGGCAAAATCGGCGGTCTTGATATCCAATCCGACTACCTCAGCTATAACAATCAGGTCTGGAACGGCACCAACAGCCGGGGTATTTACATTGGTGTCAACGGAATTCAGTGCGGCTCTGAGGCTAACGGCGTGCAGATTACGCCGACTGGGAATCTGTACGCTGAGAATGGCTATTTCCGGGGAAGCGTCAGCGCCGGAAGAATTGACTATGGCGGCGACGATGGCTATTTCAACGGCGGCGGCATTACTTCCGGCAGTATTTCAGGCGGCTACGGCGGGCAGATATATGGCGGTTCTATCGGCAATTACGCAGTATCCGGCGGTATCAACACCTCCCTTGGGTATGCGGATTTTGCAAATGGTGTGTTCAATGGATGGAATACTGCAAGTTACGTTGATGCGGCCGTATTATTTGCGTCGAGCTTCTATTTCAAAGACTACGAAGTAGCTTGGCGAACAATCACGGACGGAAACGGATTATCACAAACTGTATTAGTGAGGGCTTAAGTATGGAAAAACTGAAAACCGCAACAGGCAAAGAATTCGACTGCGATTATTTCAACCCTTTCCCCCAGGCGGGGCAGATAAACATCCGTATTCTCGGGGAATCCCTGGCGACGATTGCCACGGTATTTGCAAATCCCGCTGAAACAGTGCAAATGTGGTGGGAAGGGCAGTACGCCGCCCAATATACGAAGATAATCGCTATCGTACCGGAAACCGGCGCGGTGCGTGTGGTGCTGGGAAAGGAGTAAAAATGAACCCTGTAATGAAACTTAGGGCAGTCCTGAATACCCTCGAGGGCGTTCAGGTCGCAGGACGGGAAAACTGGGACAGGATGCTGGGCAGTATGCAGGCCATCGGAGAAGTGGTGCAGGCGCTGTCTGCGCCTCCTGCGCCCGAAAAAGAGACTGACGTTGAGGAGGGATGACTTATCGCAGATAAAGCAATATCCGAGCTGATTGCAGCGGAACAGATAAAACCTGCTGACCTTTTCGTCCTGGAACAGGACAGCGCGGCAAAGAAGCTGACCGGACAGATTCTGTTGAACTGGCTGACCGCCGCCGCTGACGGCCATGGCGGTATCAGCAGCATCGTGAAGCATTCCACCAGCGGCCTTACGGATACATACCGTATCACCATGGCGGACACCACTACCTTTGACTTCACCGTAAAAAACGGTCGGAGCATTTCAACCATTGCCAAAGTCTCCGTCAGCGGGCTGGTAGACACGTACCGTATTACCTATAACGATAATACCACCAGCACGTTTACCATCACGAACGGCGCGAAAGGTGACAAAGGCGACAACGCATACGTCTGGATTCGGTACGCGGCGCAGAAGCCCACGGCAGCTTCTCATAGCTTCGGTGTTCTCCCTGACAATTGGATGGGCGTATACAGCGGCAATTCCGCAACTGCTCCAACGGATTGGACGCAGTATCAGTGGTTCGAGATCAAGGGCGAAAAGGGCGATACCGGGAATCCGGCAACGCTCAACAGTTCTGCAATCAGCTACCAGACGAGCAATTCCGGCACGGTCGTTCCGTCTGGAACATGGTCAAACACGATCCCGACGGTAGCACAGGGCAAGTATCTGTGGACAAGGGTCACGCTTACGTTCAATACCGGCAGCGCCGTCACCTCTTACTCCGTCTCCCGTATGGGCTTGGATGGCACCGGAGCTGTATCCAAAGTGTGCGGCAAAGAACCTAACTCCAATGGCAACGTTGAGCTAGAAGCTGAAAATGTTGGGGCATTGCCTAGTGCTGGCGGTTTAATGACCGGAAATATTGTCATGAACACCCACCAAATCAAAGTATTAGGTGCTCCCACGGACAGCGCTGATGCTGCAACCAAGGGGTACATAGATACGGCGTTAAGTAATGCCAAAACGATTGCAAAGACTGCAACGTTAACTGCTGCTGGTTGGTCTGCCAGCGCCCCGTATACCCAGTCTGTTACGGTCTCCGGTCTGACGGATACAAAACGTGCGATGGCTTATCCAGTGTACGGGAGTAACACGTCCACCAATCTTGCGCTGAAAGAGGCGTGCGGCATGGTCAGCTTCGCTTCCCGGTCAGGCAGCACGCTGACGTTTACCTGCCTTGAGGACAAGCCGACAGTGGCTATCCCGATTACAGTGGAGGTGTACGTATGAGCATTGCAGTGCCTTTATATGGATTTGGAGCCAGCGGCGGCGCAGGCGGCACCCTTACCGTCACAGCTCCAGCAAACGTCACCGTGACTGTTTCCAAGGACGGCAAGACAAAGACCAAGAACTCCGGCACCAGCGGCGTGGTTGTCTTCAAGGGGCTTGCAAGCGGAACGTGGACTGTTACCATCACCGGCGACGGCAAGACTGCTCAAAAGAATGTTGTGGTCACAACCGATTATTCAACCGTGATTGCATTTTTCGCAGCCACCATCAACATCACCTATCCCGCCGGTTCGACATGCACTTGCTCTGACGGCACAACGACCCTATCCGCTCCTGACACCAGTGGTACATGGGCTTGCATCGTACCGAACGCCGGGACGTGGACGGTGACCTCCACAAGCGGGAAGGAGACCGACAGCAAGACCGTAACTATCACCACGGATGGTCAGAGCATCTCTGTGGAGCTGAGCTATGCGCTGTTCCTGTTCAAACCAAATGCCCCGAGCGACATTATAGCCGGTGAGTGGGAAATGCCTGGGAACAGCACTGTAACTGCAGAAGCAGAATTGACGGTTAAGTCGGTAAATCACTTCAACAACAACAGAAGCATTTCTGCACGTACAAAAGGCCAAATTGACCTGACAGAGTATAGCACGCTTCAAGCGACGTGCAAAGCGTCGGGCGGCTCCGATACAAAATTGGAGGTGTACAGTGGTTCGTCCGTAGTTGCTTCGACAGCAATCGGTACCGATCTAACCACGGTAACGGTTGACATATCTGCCCTGTCCGGGCTCCACAGTATCGGTTTTGGCGGTCGCCATACCGCGTATTTGACGATTACGTACACCGCGACGGAAATCAAATTGCTGAAGTAGGAGGGCGGCGCATGAAAACGATTTACATAGATTCCAGCTTTAAGTGTCACACCTCCACCGCCGAGTGGCTGACGCAGATTGAAACGGATGCCTTCGACGGTAAGTGCGACGCTTACATTGAGGGCTACCGCTATATCCCGGCGGGACAGACGTGGACGCGTGCCGATGGCGTGGTGTTCACCGGCGAAATGATTGCCCCGTGGAAGCCGTGGGCGGAGCTGGATGCAGCTCAACGGGAGTATGAGCGAGAGCAATACCAGACGGTTGCTGCTCAGATTAAAGAGCTGGATGAAGCTTATAAGAAAGGGGTTGACAGTCTGTGACACAAGAGGAAAGAAAAAGCATCATGTATGCCCAGGGGAGGGCGAACGCGCTTGCCTTGCAGGAGAAAGCCCCGGACATGACAGGCACCGAACTGAACGCGGCGGATAGCGACATTCCCGGTTTCAAGGCTGCCGTCGCAAACAAAAACATGCTGGAGCGCAAGGCCGGGTTTGTGTGCCGGTCATCTGCTGGCCGTGTGGTGCGGCTGGTGCAGCCCTATGACAGCACTATCTACACCCAGGAGCCGGAGGAACTTCCCGCACAGTGGGGGTTTGCTTGGAGCACCGACCCAGCAAAAGCGTTGCCGTTCGTCGCCTTGGCTACCAGCCCCTACAATAAGGGCGACTGCTGCACGGAAGGCAGTAAAGTGTATCGCTCCACGTTGGACAATAATGTATGGTCGCCGTCCGCATACCCTCAGGGCTGGGAAGAGGTGAACGTATGACGGTAAAGCAAATTCAATGCCTTCTGACCTATCTGGGCTATTCTCCCGGCACGATTGACGGCATTGATGGCAGAAATACCCAAGGGGCAATTCGGGCGTTCCAAGCCGACTACGGGCTTACTGTGGACGGGATACCGGGTGCGGCTACCCAGAAAATGCTCATTGGTGCTATTGCCGGGACGGCGGTAAAGGTGGAGAAGCCGGAGAACAGCGACGCGCCGAAGACGGGGACGTTCTGGGATGATATCCGGTACTTCACCCGGGAGGAGTTCCGGTGCCAGTGCGGCGGGAAATACTGCAACGGCTTCCCTGCAGAACCCGCAGAGGAAACCGTCCGCATGGCCGATGAGATACGCCGCCGGGCGGGAGTGCCCCTGAACGTGAATTCCGGTGTGCGGTGCAAGCGGCACAATGCCGAGGTGGGCGGAGTATCCAACTCCCTGCACACCACGGGACAGGCCGTAGACCTCTCAGGGGCGATCTCCCCGGAGAAGCTGTATGCCATAGCGCAGGAGGTGCAGGCCGAGAAAATCCCCGGGCGGGGCGGTCTGGGGCTGTACAGCTGGGGCATTCACGAGGACAACGGGAAGTACAGCCGGTGGAACGGCTGAGAAGGGAGTATGCCAATGGAAGAAACGGAAATCGCTGGGCGGCTTTCTGCGGTAGAACAGCGGAGCAAATCCAACTCCCACCGTCTGGACGCGCTGGAACGGCACACGGAAGCGGTGAACACACTGGCAACGTCTGTTGCTGTCATGGCGGAGAAGGTGGAGGCCACCGGGGAGAAGGTTGACGGCCTCTGCACGGACGTGCAGGAGCTGAAATCCGAACCCGGCAAGCGGTGGAAGTCGCTTGTAGAAAAGGTCATATACATCGTCGTAGCCGCTGTCGTAGGGTTTATTCTTGCCCGGCTTGGGCTGGGCTGATTTTTAAGGAGGAAAACAAAATGATTAACTGGATTGTACGTGTCAAAAACAAAGCCTTCTGGATGGCCGCAATTCCTGCGCTGCTTCTGTTGGTGCAAACGGTGGCCGCCCTGTTCGGCTTTACGCTGGACTTGGGCGAAATCGGCGACAAGCTGCTGGCCGTGGTGAACGCCGTGTTTGCCCTGCTGGTGATTCTGGGCGTGGTCAATGATCCTACCACCGCCGGTATCGCTGATAGCAAACAGGCAAGAACCTACAGTTCCCCAAAGGAGGACTGATGTGATAAGTGAAAGTCCCGTGGAATCGGGTGATTCTGGATGAGTTCTGTTCTCTGGCGATTCTCACACCGTTGGAGGAAAAGATCATCCGCACCCGAGCCGCCGGATGGAGCCAGACAAAACAGTGCCACAAGTTTTGTGTGTCCCAAGCCACTATCACAAGAACGGTTAAAAAGTTGCGGATAGAATACGAATTGTGCAGAAAATACAGTGACAAGCTCCCTGAAAATCTGAAATTCTGATTCTGCGTGACGATTTATTGACGATTTATTGACGAAATCCCGACGAGTAGATGATGATTCTACCGTCGGGATTTTTGTTATTATATGGGTAGAAGGTGGCCACCTCCTAAATATATTTTGAAGGAGGACTTCTAAACTATGGAAGTAGAAAAGGATTATGCAAGCAAAGGCGTAGCCGGTGCCGGTCTTGGCACGGGTATTGCCGGTCTGGCGCTGGGCGTGATGAATGCTGCGGGCGGCCTGGGCGCTCTGGCTCTCGGCAACCGCAATCCCGCTCCCACCGCTCCCATTATGCCCGCCATGCCCTATGGCTACGGCTGGGGCGGGTGTAGCGAGAACATGCCCGTGAGTCGGTATGAACTGGATCGTGAGCAGCAGCTCGCCGCCAAGGATTCCGAAATCGCGCTGTTGAAGGCAAACGCCTACAACGACCAGAAATCCATTGAGCTGTACGCTTACATTGACGGACAGCTCAAGGACATTCGCAAGACCCTGTGCGATCAGGCCGTACACAATCAGCGCACCGAGGACAGCTTCGCGCTGGTTCGTCAGGATGTGGAATGCGTTCGGGCTGAACTGTCCAAGGACATCAAGATCGAGGCAGAGCGGCGCTGCTGCGCTGACAATTCCATCGTGACCTACGCCAACGCGACCTTCTATCCGAAGCAGGTTGCCGACGTGACCACCGGAACCGGAACCACGGCACAGACGCTGTACAACCCCCTGCCCAAGTGCGGCGGGTGCTGCAACGGTTGATTCCCGACAATTGGGGCGGCAGCCGCCGCCCCATACTTTCAAGGAGGTAATTTATGATTCCTATGGAAAACGTGCAGGCAGGGCTTGCAAGATTCATTGACAGAAGCATTGCTCCAAGTCTTTCCGGCTGGGACAGGGTTCTGGTTGCCGGGGCTGGGGGGCTGCTTGCCGCAAATTTCCCGAAGATTATTGCCCAGTACGCAGATCATCCCATGGTAAAGGCGCTGGGCGTTTACGATATGGAGCATGGCACGGTGGATGTTGACGCCCTGTATAACGCCGCAAAGCCATACATGGGGACAGAGGCGTTGCCCGTGAAAATCCCCGGAATCGGGCTTACGCTCAAGCTGGGAAAGCAAGATATTGATACGCTGTATGCGTACATTCAGGAGGGTATCAGATGAAAGAAATCAAACTGCTGATGGAGCACATTGAGGACGAGCTGGAGGACGCGCACACCTACGCAGAGCTGGCCGTAGAATACAAGCACGACGACCCGGAGCTGGCAGACCTGTTTTACAGGCTGAGCGGGGAGGAAATGAACCACATGAACGCCCTGCACAAGGCCGTTGTTTCCCACATCGAGGAATACCGCAAGCAGAAGGGCGAACCGCCTGCGGCCATGATGGCCGTCTATGAGTACCTGCACAAGCGGAATATTGAACGGGCGGAGAACGTCGGAGTTGTGCAGGGGATGTATAAGCGGTAAGCGTGGCAAATTTCGTGTCAAATGGCGTGTCAAATTTGTGCCCTAAAAACGTACCGCACGCAGAAAAATATTAAAATCTGCTGTAATATTTTCTTGCAGAATAGTTCAAAGAACGTGTGAATATAGCTGATAAAGCAATAAAAAAGCCCTAGAATAAGTTTCTAGGGCTTTTTCTGCATGGTGACCCGTACGGGAATCGAACCCATGATTAAAAATCAAAAAAGCGTTGGTATACAACGATTTTTCAAAATCCGTGTCAAATGGCGTGTCAAATTTGTGCTTTTTTATCTGCGTTTGACACAAAGAAGTTTCGGAAATCCTGCGCCTGTTTTGCAATGTCTTTCTGCGCCAGATGTGTATATATTTTGTGCATCGTTTCGTCATCTGCCCACCCGCCAATTTTCATTGCTATCTTTTTCGGCATCTGGAGGTGATAAGCCAGAGACGCGAAGCTGTGCCGCAATCCGTGGTTCCCGACTTTCGGCAGGCCGTTGGCGGAACAAATCTCGTTTATCCTTGTGCATATCCACCCGCCGGTCAGGTTGACGATATAGCCTTCCTTGTTATCAACTGCCTTTAGTGCTTCCATCAGCGGCTCAATAATCGGCACCGTGCGCCGGGAAGAATCGTTTTTATTCTGCTTCTTGTGAACCAGCTTGCCGCCGTCCCCGGCCACTCTTGCCCCGTGGACATATATTATTTCGTTCTTGAAATCGACCTTGTCCCACGTCAGCGCCAGCATCTCAGACCTGCGCAAGCTGGATAATTCCAGCAGTGCAGCAATTTCTATCGATTCCCCTTTTATGGCTTCCAGGAACACCGGTATCTGATCCGGGTCAAGGTACGGCTTTTCGTTGTGTTCCTTTTCCGGCAGGGTCACCCGCGGCCTGCGTCCGGTTTCCTCGAATATCGCTGCGGAAATCAGCATCCACACGTTTTTGATATATTTCGGGGACAGCGATTTTGCTTCCCTGCGGATGGCGGCTTGCCACTGTTCGTCCGTGGTGGTGTACACGTCAGCCGCCATCATGCTTTGGAAACGCTGCTTGCGGTAGGATTCATACGCATAAATCGTTGACGGCGACTTGAACCCCTTCCGGGTCGAAATGTATTTGTCGAGAGCGTCCCCCAGGGGAACCCCGTGCTTTATGGGGGCGGTTTTCGCTTCAATAACCCCGTGCTTCATGGCGAGGTATTCCGCCGCGCATTCGTCGTACGTGGGCTTCGTAATGGATACCGTGCGGCCGTCGATATAGATTCTTGTTCGCCATGACCCTGACGGGAGTTGTATTATAGCCGGGAGTTTTACCCCCGGCTCTTTTTTCTTTCTTCCCATAGCGTATCCCTCTTTTTTGATAATTTGCTTACAGTGAAGTGCAGAAGGCCGAACAGCAGTACAATAACAGCCGCCGCACCTGCCCATACGACCGGAGAAACATTATCAGACTGTATCAGCCCCTGGTCTGGCGCTTGGCTATCCAGAGCCACATAGATTGCCAACACAAATGTCAGCGTAATGCAAACGCCGCACAGCCCGTACACAAGGATTTTGTATGAGCTGCGGACATTCTTTATTTCTTCATTTTGTTTGCCGATGCGGTCATCTCTGGCCGCGACACCAGCCTCCATAATGCGGCTCCTGTCCAGTAGGCGGTCTATCGCCGCGTCCTTCTCGGCAATTATCTCGTCCTTGTATGCTATCTCCTGCCGGAGCTGGTCTATTTCCGCCCGACCTCCGCTTTGGTGAACACCTGCAACGGAATCCATTGACACGTCCATAGCGGCGCACAGCGCGGCGATATGGAAAAAGCCAGGGTTCGATACGGCACCGGAAAGAATCCGGCTTGTTGTGGCGATGGGAACGCCGGACACGTCGGAAAGCTGCTGATTCGTCAGATGGTTCCGGAATTTCTCGTCTTTCAGCCTTCCCGGGAGGGCATCGAAATTCGGCTGCATTTCCTCGATGAATGTTTGGCCTGTATTTGAATCCATAATTCGCCCTCCTATTAAATTTGATACTGGATTGTTCACATTTGATTCCGACGGAATCAGATGTGTGGTTTACTTTCTATAGCTGAAAATGCTATGGTGATATTGCAACCGGCAAGGGACACACGTCGTTACCGGCGGCAAGCCCCGTCACCTTGTGGCACGGGTGGCGGGGCAATTTAAAAAATTTTCAAAAAGCCCCAATCAGTCCGGTTTATTGGACACATGACGTGCTATTATGCGTTACGTAATCAAATAAACGTTTATAAATATATAGCGGGGGGACAAAACATGAAGGAAAGAGAAGAATTGAAACGGCTTATATCGGAAATGAACGACGCGCAATTTGAATGGTTCATTTCTCAAATGCGGCGTGTGCTATCTGAAGAAGCCGCCGCACCTGATCGTCAGAAATCGAATCGACTAGATCATGCATAGCTTTCCTATCTTCGGACAGCTCCCCTCTGGGGGGCTGTTCTTTTTTGTCGGCGCTGTCCCAACCCATAAGGAATGATGTCGTTACGCCGATTGCGCTTGCAATTTTTTCGAGTCGATCAATTGGAATCTTCTCCGTCTGCCCGGTAGCATACCGCTGTAAAGCAGACTTTGGAATACCTGTTTTATCCGATAAATCACCATAGGAAATATCCTTGCAAGTTATCGTTTCTAGGATTCTCTTTGAAATATCGCTCATAATGGCACCTCCCTTCTGCGTATAGAATAACACGGTTATCCCAAAATTGCAATACCGGAGCAAAAAATTTTTTAAAATTGTCCCAATTTTGGGTTGACAAATGAGAAGAAGCGTGATAGTATAAAGACGTCCCAAAAATGAGACGGAAGGAGGGCAAAGCATGTCGACGAACAAGTTAAAAGGGAAGATTGTAGAAGCGGGATTTACTCAGCGGTCTCTGGCTCTGGAAATCGGTATGTCCAAAAACACATTGAATTCCAAGGTGAACGGGAAGATTCCGTTTAACACTATCGAGATAGAGGCTATATGCGAGAAGCTGGGCATCACCGACCCGGCAGAAAAGGCACTTATTTTTTTACACTAATCGTCCCAAAAATGGGACAAGCCTGGGAGGGGGGGGTGAGGGAATGGAACCTATCGAAATAGCATCGCTTGGCCTGGGCATTGCCAGCATCATTCTAGGTACTCTAACAGCGATACAAAACATCCGCAACTCTCTGGGAGAGCAAGAGCCCTGGAAACAACGCGGCCGCGAGATGTTCCGAGAACCACCTTGCAAGGGTCACCGGACACCGGAAGGACATGTTCCGTCCGAAGAAGAACGCGCGATGATCCGAGCGGGGCAATATACAGGGGGAGAATCTCGGTGTTGATAACTGGCCTTTTATTCAGCTCCGGGTGGGTATAAGTGTACAGTGTTGTTGACTGTTCTCCAAAAGGAACGCCGTTGATCTCACCGCGTGTGACGGAAATTCCAAGCTGGGATTTGTTTGTAAACTCGACTAGCATAACCGTGAATTTGGCCTCATTGTAGATTTGCTTGACCGAAATACAGAGCCGTTTGTGATTGGCAATCAGGCTCTTTACAAAATTGTAAATCGACAGTGCAAAGCCAACGACCGCTATCCAGAACGTAATACAATTCGCAATTGACACAAAATCGCCTCTTCCTGTGCTTTTCCACCAGAATAGCACAGCGAAGGACAATATGCAATAAAAAAGACGTGAATAAACGAATTACGGATTATATGAGAGGAGGTGCAGACAATGCCTAGAATCCGGCAGTATGCCGAGCGCTACGCAGTGGAGGATTTCTGGAAGGAAATCGACCGCTGCTGTCCCCTTGCGGGGATTCAGAGCGATAATGCGTCGGCGCTTGGGAAAAGAATTGGTGAGGGGTATCAAAATTTGCTGAACTACCAAAAGGGGAAAACCGAAATGCGGGTAAGCGTCCTGCGAAAGCTGGTGACCACCCTCCACCCCAACCCGGCGGTGATCCTGAAAACCCTGGGGTATTCGGAGAAGGAGATACGGGCGTTTGCGAGGGAATGGCAGTGATTTGAAATCTACGGCAGAATGCCGAAATTGAAAGGAGTTATTTATGTCGAAATACAGAGTTGGGGATAAGGTGCGGATTGTAGACCACCGCACCGATAACATGAACCCTCTCGGAGAAATGGACAAGTGGCTGGGAAAAGTCATGACGATCAGAGGTCTCGCTTGGTTCGGATATCGGATGGAGGAAGATTACGGCGAATATTACGGATACGGCTGGCA